CGGAGTTCGGTTTCCAGCAGACGAGTCGCAACGAACTGGAGAGCAGGAGGAACGATCAGCTTACGGGGCTTAGCAGCAATCAGCAGACCACGTTCGTCAGTCCACGCAGCGATCTGAATCACAGCGTTTTCCAGCGAAGTTTCGTTCAGGTCAGCAGGAGTGGCTGGCTCGTTAGAGTTGGTACCACCACCGACCAGAGGGTGGTCAGTTGCAAACAGGGCTTTGCCGTCGCCACCGGGGTAGGACGAAGAGAAGCCGTTGTTCAGAACGTTTGCTGCTTTGACTTGCTTGGTATAAGCCATAGCACGAGCCAGAGCTTTGGTATAACGAGCCGAGAGGCTGTCATACAGGTTGTCTTCGATGGCCTCTTCGGTCAGCGAGAAACCCAGAGCAATGGTTTCGTGGTTGTATCGAGCAGTCCATGCCTCTTGTGCGTTGTCGTACGCGATTGCAGAACCTTCGTTCTTCACCGGTGCGGCACTGAAGCCAGACAGCTTTGTTTCTTCTTCGAAGGAACGCTCGGAAGTCTCGGTTTCGTAGATTTCCTTGTGCTCTTCGCCATAACGAGCATACTCCAGACCGAACAGTGCGTTCAAGCCGGGGAGCAGCTCTTTCAGTAGTTGTGCGCGTGAAATAGCCATGATTTAAGCTCCCATTAAACGTTAGAAGGTGCACTCGGATTGAGGTACGAGTGACCGCCGTTGTAAGCAACGACGTTCGGAGTGCCTTCAGTCAAAGTGATATACGGCATGTTCCACTTAACGATAACTTCACTATAGTTACCGCTTGCGTCAGTAGTCTCTTCAACCAGACCAACGACACGCAGTGGCAGCGTAAACGCTGTGTTGCCGCCCGAATCATACGCGCCAATATTCGAGTTGCCCGAGATAGTGGTGTTCGATGCTGGCTGAGAAATAGCTAGGTTATTACCCAGTACACCCGCGCCAATTGGAGTGATTGTGGTGGAAGTACCACCGCCAGTCACGGCAACTTTAAACAGTTGGTCAGGATCATCTGCTACATAAGCCAGAATGTCCGAAGCAACGATGCTACCCGGATACGAGTTAGCAAACAGCTTCTGACCAGTCGAGGGGTTAGTATAGGTGCAGCCAAGGAACACACCCACAACGCCCGTTGCCGAGACAGTAGTAGTGCCGGTTTCCTTAACAATGGTACCTGCTGACAAACGGACAATATCGCCGTTGTTAATTACAGTACCGTAGTTGCTTGCAATCGGGAGTTCACGAGTTTGGCCCGCGAACACCTGACCGCCGATCAGATTAATCGGTTTTAGCCCGTAGGGGGCTGATACAGTCGGATAAGCCATATTAAGCTCCAGTAATTAGAAATTAACCTTTTCCGAATGACGTTGAGGATTTACGCTCCGCAAAGAGCGGCATCCGCGCATCATTCTCACGCATGAAGCTATTGTCAATTGCAGTCGTCTGGGCTTGAGTCTGTTTAGCGAAGTAATCACTACGCTGTTTTACGAACTCTTCCGGAGCCTTGCACAACAATAACCCGTCAACCTCAATGTTGTCCTTAAAGCGACTATTGGGGTCAACTAGCAGTTGAAACTTCGGTTGTTCCTCAATCCTTACAGGTTCCCATCCTTCTCTCAGCTTCCCTGAGATATTCTTCGGGTCTGGCCTGTTAAGTGTAGAAACACGAATCCATCTGTACGCAAATCCGGCTTGTTTATCCGGTTCTGGCAATAACTCAGCAGGTGCCCACTGCTTGGGGCGCTCCCGTTGCGCACGGTTCTCTAATTCACGAGTAAGTCTGTTTTCAGCCATTTTGGGTCTCCAGTTTAAGTACCTCGCGGGCATATTGCTCCGGGGTGAGTTTAAATTTCTTAGCCAGCGCAGCTTGTGTCGCTGTCAACTTAATACTCTTCGGAGCCGTGCTCCGTTTAGCTGAAGCTACGACTGTACTCGGTTTAGTTTTCTGAGACTTTTGTGGCTCAGAGTCCCCGCCATTGGGGAAGGCTTCTGGGAATCGCTTGCGGATCGTCTTGTCGATGCGCTCGTAGTAATCGTCAGTACCAATATATTCAGGGCCGTACTCACGATACAACTTCTTATGCAACCCCATCGCAGCGTCGGTCATCTCCTCGTCCTTCTGGAACCAATTTGAATTTCGACGTTGCCAATCTTGAAACTTTGGATCAGGAGCCTGAGTTCTGTTGTCAGGTTGTGATCTTTGCGGCAGTTGTACCTCAGTTTCTTCGTCTTGTAAAGTGGGTTTAAAGTTTTTTGTACGATCCAACTTTAAAGACGCCTGCATTAAGGCTTCCTGTGCGTCAACTAACTTCTCAGTATCGCCTGAGTCATAGGCTTCCCGATAGTTGCGTTTCGCCACTTCCACCTCGGTTTCAGCCGCCGCTTTGACCGTAGCAATGTACTCTTGCTCACCAGACGAGAGGGTAGCTTTTAGCCGCCTGTTTTCCTCAAGAATGGACTGGGCTATGCGCAGAGCTTCTTCTTGCTCACGGAAAGCCTTTTCCTTCTCCCGGCGCTCATCGTGCCACGCCTTTTTGTATTGCTTAAATTTACTAACTACTTCATCTGGGTACTCCCCACCATCTTCCGGGGTCTCCAGTGAATTAACTATATCTTTAGGGAGGGGTTCCTTACCACGGTCTTCCTCCGGCGTGTCGTCCTCGATTTCGACGGTAAACTCGTCTTCATCCTCTTCGGCTGAAACTTTTGTCTCGTCGATCTCATCGGGGAACTTGTATTCGTCTTTCTCAAAATTAGCTGGCATGGTCTCTCCTTATGGTCGTGAAATACCGCGTGGATCGTCAACCACAGCTTCTACACTGTCGTCGTTAATAATCCTGAACTCCCGCCCGTGAATCTTTAGCCGGGTACCGGAATTAGGCCGCGCAAGAATAAAATCGCCCTCTTTACACCAAGGGCCGTTTGGAAACCGCTTTTCATCCTTATAAGCGTCGGGGCCGAGTTTCACGACAAAAAAGACCGTGCTCAAGACTTCCTCATAATGCATAGTCGAGTCAGCCTTAATCAGACCACTTTCATACTTCTCTTCAATATCAGGGATAGCTACCAAAATACGGTAGCCAGAAGGCTCAGGCAATTGCTTCGCCTTTTCTTCTGCTGTTTGTGGCAGGGTGGATACTTCACCGCTGTCTGTAGCGATGGCAAGTTCAGTCATCAAAGTGCTCCATGTGTTTTGCGAGGTCTATTAGATACGTCTCCACTGCGGTGAGACCTCGAATTTCACCGCAGATAAATTGATACTCCTCAAAGCTCTTAGCCGACCTGTTGCCTAGACCGTCAGATAGTTGTGCCCGACGCTCACGTATTTCTTTGAGGGCTGCTTCTATAGCGTTCATTTAGGTTTCCCTTTCTGTGGGGGTTTTTGCTGATTCATACGATGCTGCTGGAAATTCATCGCCGCGCGGAAGCCTTCGGTTTCTTGATTTTTATTTAGCTTCATGCGGTCAGTCTGTGTCTTGACCGCCATATTTGCTCCAGCAATTTCCTTCTGGGCGTCGATACGCTCACGTTCAATCTGCAACTGCTGCTCACGCGCGAGGGCGTCAGCCTGATCCTTAGCAATCTTGCGCTGAACTTCTGCCTGTTTGATCTGCAACTCTTGCATCTGCATCTGGATGATCGGGTCTTGCATCTGCTGCTGAGCCTGTTGCTGCTGGGCCTCAGCCATGTGCTGCTGTACAAGCTGTTGTGTGGCTTGTGCTGCACGTTGAGACACTTCGACCTCGATCTCTTTCGGGATCATTACATCGTCGTCTTCCTCGTAGTTCGGAAGCTGTATACCCATCGTTGCTTCCATCTGCTTGCGATACTCATAGCCCACGTGCTCATTAATGTGAGCCATCATGGCTGCTTGCAGCATCTGAACATTCGGGTTCTGCCCCAGAATCTCTTGAATCTTGGGGTCTTGCATCGCGCCCATATGAACAGCGATATGCGCCTGATGATCCTGATACAAGAACGCTTTGACAGGTTTGCCCATCAATATGTTCTGGTTCTCTGTAATCGGGTCGCGCGGGCGAGTATCGTCCTCCATCGGAATCAACTTGTTTGCGTTCTTAACCCCCAACACTTCAACCATCTGACGGTGTAGGAGCGGCATGTCGTACAACTGAGGTGCGCTCTGAGCCAACTGAAACACTGCTTGATACTGCACAACCTTCTGCGACATGGTTGCAGCATTCGGATCACTGACCGGGATTACATCTACTTGATCATAGTCACTCTGCTTTGCACGACGTGAGCCATCTACTGGATCATAGTTGTACTCATCAGGTGTAAAGTCACGAATGATCTCTTTTAACAGCCGGAACTCTTCGTGCATCGCGTAGTGAATACGCGCTTGAACCGCTGACATGATCTTCAGGGTTCGCTCTAAAATAGCCAGCGTCGTGCCAACGGGGGATTGGGCAGACATGTCACTGACTTTTAAGTCAGCCGCGCTGGCAAACCTACGGCCTTCTTCGATGATTTGATTCATCAATCCAGCCAAAACTTGTGATGGTTCCTTGTACGGCAGCGGCAAAATGTTGTCGCGTATCGCACCGCTCGGTACATCTACGTCTCTAAATTCACCCGGAGAGATCGGTGTATCGTCGCCTTTAACACGCATACCACGTGTTTTTAGTCCACCCGGCAAGTTTGAAAGCGTACCTGCGTCTACAAGCTGACGAAGAATCGATGTGCCTGACTTCGCATACGCCCCGATCAAGTGGATCAAACCAAAGCAATAGAAGCCAAAGCCGGGGATGTAGCCGTAGTGAACAAAGTGAGTACGCTTGTGCTGAAGCTTGTCCTCGGGTCTCCAGTTGCGGCGGATCGAGAGGATTGTCTGAGTACTCTTTTCTATAGTTACAATGTATGGCAGCGCAATACCTGTCTCTTCACCATCGTCATCTACATCCTCATAACCGGGCAAGTCCAAGTCAACCTGCATCTCAAGGAGCTTGTAGCGGTCATCCGTAGTCGCTCTAAAGCCGAGTTTCTCTGCAATCTTCTTCTCAACTTCTTCAATGGTATTAACTGGGTCGCCTAGTTCTACATCAAGATAAAACCCTGAGACCTGTAGCTTGCGTAGCTCGTTCGGGGTCTTACGCATGACGTGTGTTACACGCTCACATGTTCTTAAAGATGACGCGCCATACGGCACAACCACGTCTTCCGCAGGGACATAAATCGATGTCTGCCTACCAAGAGACGGGTCGTAGTACACCTTCTTGAACGCATTACCTGACAGACCCAAGCCCCACAACATACGCTCATGTTCAGGCCGATACTCGGGCATTTCTTCTGTCAGACGATAGTTCATATCGTCTTTGACTCGTTCAGCAGCTTCTTTCTTTTCAGTAGTCTCTTTACCGATAATTTTCGTCTTAACCGGCCCAGCAGCCGGGAAAGTTTCCATGATCGTTTCCGACTGGAACTTGACGAGTGTTTCTGTGAGAAGAGGGTGTGTAACTCCGCAAGCACCTGCCCAAGGTTCTGTCCGTTCTTCAAGTTTCATCCCCAGAAGGTCAAGACCGTCAACGTATGTCTGCACCCAGTCCTTGCGGCTGGATACATCCTCCTCGTACGCATCAATCAACTCACTGGCAAGAAGCGACAACTCGTTGTCTGGTATGAACTCAGCCAAGTTCGCTTCAAAGTCCTCGTCATCCATCTCACGAGGCTCAATCTCAATCTCTAACCCTTCTGTTCGCAGACGCACAGCTTCTGGGTCTTCAATCTCAATCTCCAAGTCAGGCTCCATCTCCGCCTGATCCAAGCCCAACGGGGCCGCGTACAACCCTTTTTCCATTACCATGATAGTTCCTTAATAGTAAGCGACACGTCGCTTCGACTTGAACAACTGAATTTCTTCAGGTTCGTCGTTATGTAGTCTAATAAACCCACCTTGCCGGAAACGTAGTAGAGCCAGCGTGGTCGAGTCCACCAAGTCATCATTCATGCCGGACGGGAAGTCGTTGCATTCTTCTATAACTTCCATCGCCCAACGTCTGTGTGGTGCCCACACAATACCGCTATGAAACAGTGAAGAGACTGCGTTTACGCGGGAAATCTTGTCTTGTCCTTTGCCCGGTGTGAACTCTTGTACTGGCACACCCATACGGCGCATCTCTTGATACAACACGGAGCCAGAAGACTTCTTTTCTACGATGAACGAGTCTGGCTCCCACTCCCGATACTCTTCCAATACCAACTCTTTTAGATCGGGGTACTCCATTCGTTTCTTGATTGAGTTCAAGAGAATGATGTTGTAGTTGTTGACTTCCTCGTTGTAGAACACGCCCCACGTTGTTAAGGCGTTGAAGTCAGATCGGTTGTTTGCTTCTTGTGCCGCGTCAAGCGACATGATTGTGAATTCGCACTGTGGTGGGGTGTCTTCTTCCCACATATTCCACCACTCGCGTTTTATAAGTGCTCCCTCTTCCGAGGTCGGTTGCTGCATGTACTGTGCGTTCCAGTATCGTATATCCAGTGATGCCTTTTTCGCCAGCAGCTCTTCAATCGGCCAGAATTCGGGCCAGAGAGGTTCGTCGTTCTCGTCGATTGCCGGGAACTCCACCACTTCCCAGCGATCCACATCCTCACTGCGCTCCATCTGTGTAACAATCTGTCCAGTAAGATCAAGTTTGCTCCATCTGGTCATCACTACGATTATCGCCCCACCCGGCATAAGACGCTGAATTGGCCCTGATTGGAACCATTCCCATGCGGGTAAAAACACTTCGGGTCTTCCCAGCTTGGCTTCTTGTTCGGAATGGGGGTCATCAATAATAAATAGATCAGCACCCCGCCCAGCAAGAGCACCGCCCACACCAATGGCGAAATACTCGCCCCCAAAGTTGGTTCCCCATCTGGATGCACTTTTCGAGTCAGCTTGTAGCTCAATCTGCGGAAAAACGTCATGGTATGGCTCCGATCCAACGAGATTTCGCACCCTACGACCGAACTGAACAGCCAAATCAGCCGTGTGAGAGGCCATGATGACCTTTTTCTGGGGGTATTTACCCAAAAACCATGCGGGAGCGAGGTAAGAAATGAGTTCAGACTTGCCGTGACGCGGTGCGATGTTCACAATCACCCGTTTTTTCTTGCCAGCGGCGATTTCTTCAAAGATTTTCGCTAATTTATAGTGATGTGGGCCTACTTTATAGCCCGGATAGACGTGTTTTACGAAATCTAGGAACGATTCCTTGCTGATTTCGCGTGTTACTTCCTCTTTGTACTTCTTTAATAGTTCAGCAGTACGCCTTTTCTGCTTCTCAGGCATCGTCGGCAGCGCCGCGCGCAGCTTATTTAGCTCTGCTGCGGATAATTTAAGCGTCTCCAAGCCCACTTGACGCCTCCCTTACCTCAACATCGATGACCTGATCTTCCAGCATGTTCAGAGTTTCGATCAATTCGCGCTCGACTTCTTCAATAGTCTGCACCTTGACCGTCATTTCGCTGCGTTTCTTGAAAGCATCGACCCCATCAACCTCACCTAGCTTGGCTAGTGCAGCGATTCTGGCCTTGGCGTCCTTGGCATTCTCCACTTCTGAGACCAATTTATTCACTACATATAGTTTTAAATCAGACAGTTCTTCGACGATCATGCAGTTACTCTGCGCCACCATACCGGCTAAGTAGGCCATGACTTCGTTGGGGTACTTCGCAAACTCTGGTCTGTGCGCCGGGTTTTGCATCATCTGCTTGGCAACTTCCCGCGCAGTATCTATGTGCTCAGGCGTTGGCTCGATTGGGGTGTTATTTAAATCAGCGACTAACTTAATAGTACGGGCGCGCATCTCCAACTCTTCGTGAGGCGAAAGAGGTGGCATGGCTTCAAAAGCTGAGGATGGCAGAGGAATATCTTCCTCCACGTTAGGGACGATCACATTCATTAAGCTTCCTGTGGCCTATGTGATGATTGTCCGACTATAGCAGGAATTATAGGATTGTAAATAGGGCCACTGCACTTTCCCCGTCTTGCCTACCGCCAAGGTGTCTAGAACTTGGGGCTTTCCGGTTCTGGGTTAGTCCGCTTTACGTTTTCGCGTCCAGCAGTGGCCTCCCCAGATATTAGCAAAATTTTTGCAAAATTTTTTGTTTGGGCTGAATAAAAAGTGACGGGGGGGTGTTTCTAAAAGTACGACAAGGCTCGAAGTATAAATATTAGAGATGGGGGTGGGGTAGATAAGTAATAGGGG